CCTACCTCTTGTGTCATCTGTCCCCTAATCATATTTTGGCGAAGGTGTCCACTCGTACGTTAACTTTATTGATTTAACATCAATATCGAAACCGTCCGGGTGGGTGTCTCCATTCGTCAATCTCAACCTCTTCTCCCCCAACATCTTTTCAACCTTAAATAGTCCTAAACGACAGCCGATCTTTCGCTGTTTATGTAAGGAACTCATTAGCTGGGTGTTCTTGAAGTCTCTCTTACCATTTAATTCGGTAAGGTACCTCAGTGCATCTGCCCTCTCATCATTTGTTACAATTGTGTTGTTATTTGTGATGAACCCTGTTAGGAATGAGTGTTCCCAGAATCCGTCATCCTCACCAAAGAAACGAGCGAATCCAATCTGCTCGTGCGTCTTTCTTTCCCTGGGAATACACAGCTGTTTGCCGTGCCCGGAAAGCTCCGATGCTATGGCCTTCATCATAGAAGGTCTTATGAGGCTGGGTTGTGTTTGTTTCACCCATTTAACCCCTTGGCGGTCACAGTCTTCCAAAACTGCGACCTCCACATATTCTTGTGCGGTGTACTTGTAACCTTGTGGTGGTTTTAAACCTAAACCACCGAGGGACTGTGGAAGGAAGTAAGGAGTACTCATGTCGATTGCTCCCAATCCACTTTTGCGGAACCTGTCCAACTTTTTCAGTTGAATGTTGTTATAGATGTTGTTGTAGATTTCCTCCATTGCTCCAGAAAAGGGAGTTCTCAAGCTCCCCTTTAGTAAAGATAATCCTTTTGTACCCCGTTGTTCAATAGTCGTCCTCCACTTCACGTAAGTTTCATAAAGATCTGCCTTGCGAACAATGCAGTCTTTCTGAGCCTCACGTAGAAATGTTAGCTTTTCTACTGTTGTACTCAATTCCTTATACTTCTTCGAATTAAAATCTTCTGTACGTAACCCACATTGTCTTGGTAAATTAACCCAATCACCCTCCTTGAATGTTCTAGAATAGGTGTCAATGTCCTTTTGGGATAGTTCTCGTAAATCCATACCACCCGATAGCTTAGACTGCGCGCGACTACCACCGGCAAGAAGCCGGGCGTTAACCGTACGTGTTAGCTGGAAGAGTAATGACGGATGAACGAGCCCCTGATCTGATTTCTGTGAGAATGAACGTTGTTTTTGTTGTTCAAGAAAGTACATCTGAGAATTAATGATAGCAACTGAATTGTGCGTATAATTCTTCCCCAGACTAAATTTCAACCCACAGGCCTTAGTCACTTCCTTCCATTTGCTGTAAAGAGTACCATCATAGCACCAGAACAGGATATCATCCCCGTTCACGCACATAGGCAACTCTTCAAGCAGTAAATACTCATTTGAGCGAAGCATCCCGTTTTCACGGAAGAACTCCTCATATGCAACCTTAGTTGCTGCCAAGTTGATCAGGCAGAGTATAGGAAAAGAAGTGGGTGAGCCCATAAGTTGTCCCCACTGTTGTTTGTAGTAGATCCCCTTAGGTTCGTATTTTAATTCGTGTTCTGTGAGACATCGCTTTAAGACAAGCTGATCTTCGAGTGGAATTCTTAGACGTTGGCATATTGCTTCGTTGGCAAATACGCTTAAATGCGGATGCAACAAATCAGTCGCTGACTCATAATCCCCAGAAACAAAGAACCCATCTGCATTATGTTTGTAGAAGGGTGAGTTTCCGAAGATCTGACTTAAATAAGCCGAATCACACG